GAACTTCACCATGCTGTTTGGCAAGACGGCGTTCAACGCTACGCAATCGACGAGCAAATGGACGATTGGTGCGACAATTTCATTCAAGTCGGTGAAGAACACATTAAACTTTTCTGGGACGCGAATGTTGGAAATTTAAAAGGCTACGAGCCGATGCTCGACGACAATGGCGACCAAGTGGTTGGTGAAGATGGGCAGATTTCACCCGACATGGAAAAGCCCGTTTACGAGGGCGGTTTTGTTTGGGAAAATATTTATGGGTTCAACCTTCTTCGCCCACCGGAGTGCCGTGACCTTCGTTTGGCTGAGTGGTTGGGCGTTCGGAAGATGTCTGATCGCCAAGGACTCTTACTTCAGTACCCCGATAAAAAAGATTTTATTAAGTCAGGAACGGATGAAACTTATGTGGTCTTCGACGCGTCGATGGGATCGTACTCAAAAACAGACAACCAAGTTTGCGTCAGAGAATATTACTTCCGCCCCTGCGTCAAGTATCCGCGCGGCTATTTCTACATTACAACTCGTGAAGGAGTTTTATCCGAAGGAGAACTCCCTGCCGGAGAGTTCCCAATTAAATCAGCTTTATTCGATAAGATTCAAACAACTGCACGAGGACGATCACCTGTTAAACAGATGCGGCCTTATCAAATCGAAATTAACCGTACAGCTTCGAAAATTGCCGAGCACCAAGTAACTTTAGGTGACGATAAACTTTTAATTCAAAATGGTGCGCAAGTTTCTGCAAGTGCTGCTTTGCCGGGGATTCGTGGTGTTTCTTACACAGGTAACGAACCAAAAGTTCTACCGGGCCGCGGTGGGGAACAGTACTTGGCGTACATGAACTCTCAAATCACCGAAATGTACATGGTGATGAATGTGGCGGAAGACACGGAAGAAAAAATGGCGTCGACCTCAGACCCGTACATTCTTCTTTACCGTTCTGCTCGTCAGAAGAAGAAATTTCAGCGTTACATTAAAAAGTTCGAGCGGTTCTTAATTGAAGTGGCTCAGCTTTACATTAACCTTTGCAAATACCACCTGCCGGATGATTTCATCGTTCAAGCGATTGGAAAAAATGAGCAAGTCAATATTCCAGAATTTAAACAGTACCCGAACACCCACTACGAAATTAAAATGGAAGCTCAGGCTGATGACATTGAAACAAAATTCGGTCAGCAACTCGCGATCAATCACGCGCTTCAGTATGTTGGAAGTCAGTTGAAACCAGACGATATCGGCAGAATGCTCAAGCAAATGCCGTACTCTAATTTCGACGAAACTTTCAGTGACATGATGATTGATTACGAAAATTTGAGTAACGACATTCTCGCAATGGACAGAGGCGAACAACCACCCGTTGGTGAATACGACGATCACATTTATTCAATCAAGCGCCTTACTTCGCGCATGAAACAGCCCGATTATAAGTTTCTTCCGCCACAAGTACAAAACAGTTACCAACAACGCGTACTCCTTCATCAAAAAATGGATGCAGATCAAAAAGCGCAGCTTCAGCGTGCGGAGCAAGGTTTCATTCCAACTTCGGGATACCTTGCGAAAGTTGATTTCTATATTCCAGATCCAAAAGATCCATCTGCACAACCACGCAGACTTAGCCTACCGGCGGATACTATTGAGTGGGTCGTGAGCCAACTCTCTTCGCAAGGAACTTCACTTGCTAGTCTCCAAGGTTTAGGCCAAGGGGCTGCTTCGCAAGAAGCAGGCATCTTAAATCAGCAAAACGCGCAGCAACCGCCGAACCGCTCGATGGGTCCACCTGCTCCCGGAGCCATGGCGCAACGTCCCCCACTTCCAATTTTACCAAATCACGAACCTCCGGGCATGATGTCCGGTCACGGTGCTCGCCCGGCACCACAACACCCGTCGATACCGATGCATGGAAGTTCGGCACCGACAGTAATCTCAATGCAATGAGAAAGAAAGAGTAGGGCGTATGCCTCCTGAATTAGAAACAGAAAGCACAGCAACGGAAAACACATCAACTGAAACGAATACAGAGACAACTGAATCGACTTCGACAGAAACGGCGAGTACAGAAGGCGCGGAAGGAACGCAAACCGAAGGTTCTGAAACTTCGACAGAAGAAGGCGCAGCCGGAGATTCTGCGGGAAAATCACCGACCGCGTGGAAACCAAATACAAAATTTAAGGCAGACGACAAAGAGCACGAGATCCCGAAAGAACTCTCTGCTTTAATCAAAGACGAGGCGACTGAAAAACAAATCGTCGAGCTTCTGCAAAAATCTTATGGCCTCGACGCCGTCAAGGGCCGAGCAGAAACCGTTCGTCAGCAACGTGACGAGTTCAAAGGAAAACTTTCGACTTACGATAAAGCCATCGAAGATCTTCGCGGGCACTATAAACGCGGCGATTTAGACATGTGGATGGAAAAACTCCAAGTAGACCCGAATAAATTCTTGAAATGGGCCTTGGATAAGGTAAACTATTCTCAACTGACACCTGAGCAACGCCAGCAAAAGGATGCCGAAATACAATCTTCTCGTCGTGCTTACGAGCTTGAACAGCAAAATGTTCAACTCCAAAGCGAGAATCGGGACACGACTGTTCAAGCGATGCAAACGCAATTGAACTACGAGTTCGGAAGACCAGAAGTAAGTAAATTCCAGGAACAATTCGACAAAAAAGCGAATAAACCAGGAGCATTTTTCGAAGCAGTTAGACAAAAAGGTCAAAGTACCTTTACTTTGAGTGGTGGACAGAAAAACATGACTCCTGCGGAAGCAGTTGCAGAGGTCATGAAAGACTACGCTGGGTTCATTCAGGACGCGGGCGGCACGCAAGCCAACCCTAACGCTCCAAAGGTTGTTCAACCGAATCAAGCGCAAAAAACTACCATTCCTAATGTGCAAGGAAAGCAATCCTCGCCTGTAGGTACTCCTAAACCAAAAAATTTAAAAGAACTTCGAGAGTTGGCTAATAAAGCCAACGCTTAACAAACTTTAGAGTCCAAGGAGGACTAAAATGGCTACTACTACGCTTTTCCAGAACATGCTGAATCAATATTTAGCAAATGATCTGTTGAAAGAAGAAATGATTGAGCGCGATTACGTTTTAAATCGCGTTGAAAAAGATGACAATTGGGTTGGTGATGGCACCAACGATTCGCAATTGATTGTTCCGTTCAAAGCCGGTGGCGCAAGCTCGGTAGCGAATGGTCAATTGACCGCGGCAACAGATATTGCCCAAGACACTTACGTTCGCGGAAAAATTTCTGCGCAACCTGAGGTTTGGGGATCGATGTTGTTCAACCAAAAAGATCTTTACCAACACGGTAAAATATCTGAGCAAAATTTCTTGAAAATTTTGCCAGACACCATCGAAGATTTCTTGGACTACATGAAGTCGGTAGTTTCTACCTCACTTTTGAATGGTCCTTCGATCTCTAACATGAGCGTTGCGGGTATCACTACGGATCAATTTGTAACCGTAGGTCGCCCGGATCGTTTCATGCTCGGTCAAAAAGTGATCGTGGATGACGGCGTGAATGCAATCACCCGTTACATCATTGCAATCGACATCAATGCGCAAAAGTTGACTTTGTCACTTACTCGTGGCGGTGCGGCGGCAAACAATGGTCAAAACTATGCAATTGGAACTGGCGTTTACAATGACGGGTTCAATCCGCAAAGTGCATTCCCAGTTTTCAGCTCTATGAAGTTAGCGCTTCTTTCTGCTGCAAACGGCGGAACGACCCAATTGTACGGTGTGACCAAAACTCTTTACCCGTACACCCAAGCAATCCAAATTAACGGCGCGACTGCAACCGCAGACAACCTCGTTAAAATGTGCTTCGACGGCTTCACCCGGACTCGTCGTTTAGGTAAAGGTCGTCCAAATGAAATCATCATGTCATTACAAAACTTAGGTTTCGTGATGTCAATCGTTGAAGCATCGAAGGGTGCTTACAACGTCGTGCCGGACAGCAAAAAAGCTTCTCAGTACGGATGGACCGAAATTTCAATTGGCTCGGTTACTAATCAAGCGTTGAAATTCATTGGTGTGAACGAGATGGATGATGACTACATCATGTTCATCGACTGGCGCGGTTGGAAGTTTTACTCTAACGGCTTCTTCCGTAAGCGTAAATCTCCGGATGGAATCGAGTACTACGAAGTACGGAATCAAACTGGTTATCAGTACATCGTAGATATCTCGCTTTTCGGCGACATCGTCTGCTTGCGCCCTTCTTACCAAGGCGTAATGTACGGAATCAACATTCCAGTTCCTGTTACTGGCTAATTAAAACTGTATCTTCAGGTCAGTTCCGGAGGGGAGTTTCTCTCCTCCGGACTCTCCTTATAAAAACTTTTAAACCCCTTGAGGAATATAAAAATGAAATTAATTTTATCGATCGTGGCCCTAATTGCGGCCTTCGCATCCCCCGCAGTTGCACAAACAAAAGCTAGTTTGGATGGAGCACAATTTGGATTAAACCTAGCTTCACCAAATCAAATGTCGGTTAAGCGACTAGGAACAAAAGTGTTGCGAGAATCGCTTCGCTCCATAGAGCTTACTTATGATTTTTCCGCACAAGGCGGTGCAAGTACGGCAGCTATTTCTCTCTACAGTTCAGATACGGGTCATGCTGCATCTTTGCCACAAACAGCGATTA